ATATTGGCTTATTAATAGCCTTAAATACCTTATTGCCTAATTACTTTAATACTTTGATTTTAAGCAACTATTTTAGACTTAAATAGGCAATCGTATTGCCTCCACTATTTGAGTAGCTTAAAAGCCAATTATAGTACCTTAAAAACAATTTAAATACAAAATATTATGAACAATTATAAACAATTACCAAAAACGATAAATAGAATTAACCATTTTACAGTAATTAGAATGATTCTAAATAAGCTATTTCGAAAGCAAGGAAATGCAGGAAAAGTTGGTCGGGCTCTTACAGGGCAGATTGGTCATAGTCCCAAAAAATTTTGGGAAAGATTTTTAAATTTCCTGGAGAAAAATATAATTCTCTTAGTCGGGATTTTTTTAGGATCAATAATTATTTTAAATATTTTTTTAACCCTAATACTTGTAATAAAATATTTGTAATAAATGTATGAATTTATTAAAAGAATTTGTTTACATTTGTCATAAGAAAATAACTCAAATAAAAATGAAAGAAAAAACACCACAAAATTTACGCAAAGCGGGCAGACCAAGACTTGAGCCTACATCCGTAATTTCAGTAAGATTACCAACTAGATTAAAGGTAGAAGTTGAAGAAAGATTTGGTAAGCACTGGCAGCAACTTTTTAAGTCATTTGTTGCAGTTTATTTATTGCACGAAGGAGAGAATAAGTAGAAAATAGGTTAAAGGTTTATTACAGTAAAAGCCCATATTTTTAATTTGGGGTTTTCTCATATTTTTTTTATCGATTTTTAAAATATCACCTTTTTTGAAAAATTAATTTTTAGGCATCATGGAAATTTGGAAAGATATTATCGGATATGAAGGGATTTATCAAATAAGCACTTTAGGTAATGTTAAGTCTTTGGGTAATCAATTTACAAAGAAAGAAAAGATGTTAAAGCAGAAGTTAGATCGTAATGGGTATAATTCTATTTCACTATGTAAGAATGGCGATGCAAAACATTTTCTCATACATAGGCTAGTTGCAATTAGTTTTTTATATAAAAAGGAAAATAAAGATTATGTTAACCACTTTGATGGTGTTAAGACTAATAATAATATTAACAATCTTGAATGGGTTACTGCTTCAGAAAATCAAAAACACGCTTTTGCCAATGGTTTAAATAAAATTAGTGAAAATGCTTTTAAAGCTATGAAAGCTGTTGTTTGTAAAAGAGTTTTAAATAATAGCAATGGAGTTATTTATGAATCAATTACACTTGCATCTAAAGAAAATAACATTAAATATAGTTCATTATATAGAATGCTAAACGGAAAATCAAATAATAACACTTCATTAGTTTATATATGAAAGATGACAATGATTATTCAAAGCTTGTAGCAATTGCCTACTGGGTACTTGCCGTATTATTCTTCTTATATGCCCATTTCATCCTTAAATTATCTGAAGTATGACACCGAAAGAAAAATCAAAGGAATTGTTTGATAAATTTTATAGTGCTATTCCAAGTGATGAAATAGGAGAAAACTATAATTCAGCTAAGCAATGTGCATTAATTGCAGTAGATGAGATATTATGGCTATTGAATGAAATAGATTATGACACATACTCTTATAATGCAATCGTATTTTATAATGAAGTTAAACAAGAAATAGAAAAGTTATGACCGAAACTATCTATGGCCTTGTACCCAGTAAGTCTAACTCATATCGAATTGCAGGTAGATTCATGTACAAGACTAAAGCTTTAAAAGATTACGAACAAAGTTTCATTGATCAGTGCAAAGTTTACAAAGATAGAAACATTGAAGGCAACATTGGGATTAACATTATGGTGTATTACCCTAACCGAAAGTCTGATTTAGATGGAGTTACCAAAGCAGTATTAGATTTACTTCAGAAGGTTAAAGCCTTTGATAATGATAATAAAGTAGCAGAACTTAATCTAAAGAAAGGATTAGATAAAGAGAATCCAAGAATTGAATTTAGTATATGGGTATGCGATTATATAATTTAACTAAAATAAAATAACTAATGAAAAAATTCGTAAAGATTACCACAAGAAATTCAGATGGGAGTTATGCAAGAGAATGGATTGATATTAATTCAATAATAGAATTAGCACAAAGGTCAAATGAAGAAGCAGGTAATAATGAAGGAACTCTGCAAACGATTAATGCAGCAATAATTCCTATCATAGATTTTAATGCAACAATTGAATCTTTATCTTAAACTTTAAATAATTAACAAATGAAAACAGTTAGAATCGGTGAACTTGTAAAAGTTGACAACCAACAAAGAAAGAATGGTGCTAATGCAGAATACTACCACGTTATTGTTAAAGGTAACAGAGGGCCATTTAAGTTACTATTTACCAAGTCAGAATTAGATTCTGCTAATGATCGTGCAGTAAAGAACTGGGAAGATACATTAGAGAGAAGCTTTATCTCTAAATTGATTGACTAATGATTCTTATAAGAAACATCTTAACCTGGACTTTAGCCATCACAATATTTCTAGTATGCTTACCATTTGTTTTAATGAATAAGCTACTAGGATTTGATGAAGAAGAATATTAACCGAAAACTACCCAAACAAATGACACAAAAAGAAATTTGGAAAGAACTTCCAACTGCACCTGAATTATATTTAGTAAGTAATTATGGTAAAGTTATTAGCAAAAACTACAATCGTACGGGTAAGCCCAAAGAACTTACTAATGTAAAAAACTCTCAAGGTTATTTAGTAGTTGGTATTTTTTATGATAAAAAAAATCATGTTTGCAAAGTTCATAGGCTTGTATGTTTAACATTTTTAGATAATCCCAACAATTATCCTTTTGTTAACCATAAAAATGGAATTAAGACAGACAATAGACTTGAAAATTTAGAATGGTGTAGTCATCAGCAAAATGTAGATCATGCTTGGGCAAATAATTTAATTGTATTTAGTGAAGAACATAAAAATAGATTAAGAACAGTAAATCAAAAAATGGTTCTTAATACTAATAGCGGTATTTATTTTGATAATATTAAAATGGCAGCTAAATCAGTTAATCACAATTATATAAAACTTCAATACAAGCTTAGAAATTTAATACCAAACGACACAAATTTTATTTTAGCATGAAACAATCCCAAACAAACAAATTCTTGCTTTACTACAGCCATTGCCAGTTCCTTTATGACTTTATAGAGGATGATTGGGAAAGGTCATCAGGTAATGTCCGAAAGGTTAAATTATTGACTAACCAATTAAAGATTGAGTTAGAGAAAAATGTTGACCACATCTTTAAATCACAAAATGGTGATGGAGTTGATATGCAAAATGTTGTAGAGCAATTTGTAAATGCTAGTGGTATTATGAAGTTCTTCTTTGAGTTAGGATTACAAATGGACACAATGGAAGAAGCTAAGAAGTTAGAACTTAACAATCGTGTTAATAGCTTAATGGAAGAATATGGTTTAGACCTTAAAATGTATGGTAATGAAAGATAGTATTGTAGAAGAAGTTCGCCAGGATTTATTAGATAGATCAGAGGTTGGCATTAAGAAGTATAATACCACTCTTGATAGAGATGACCTGGAGATTACTGATTGGATTACTCATGCTTACCAGGAATTGCTAGATGGTGCTTTATATCTTAAAAGATTAAATCAAGATGTAGAAGGAATGGTTGAGTGGACTTGTAAGCTTGAAGAAGAATTGCATCTTAAAAATAAGATTATTGAGAACTTAGTTAAGGTAATTAAATCTCAAGAAGATGAAATTGCAGAACTAAAGAAAGCAAATTATAATCAAGAAAAACGTAGGAATTGGCATTATTAGGCCGTTCCTATATTTTTTTTTATCTATTTTTAAATATTTTTTAATATTCTATTGTTTATTAATAATAAGTGTTTACATTTGTACAACACAAACAAACACAAACATGAAAGTAATCAAAGCAAAGTTCCAAGATGAGGCAGGTTTCTACACCATGACCTTCAGTTTCAATGCCGACCTATGGTCAATTAGTGATATTCTTAAAAATGAGTGTCAAAAAAGTAACGCAAAATTTATCCAATTTATTTATAACTAAAAACAAACAATTATGGCAATTATCGCTAAAGCAGGTGCAGGTTCATTTGCACCAAAGAAAGTAGTACCCGCAGGTTCGCACGTTGCAAGATGCTATTCAATGATTCAAGTAGGTACAATAGAATCAGAATTTCAAGGAGAGAAGAAAGTAATGCACAAGGTTATTATTGACTTTGAACTTCCTTTAGAAACTGCAGTATTTCGTGAAGGAGAGGCCGAGAAACCATTTGTAATCTCTAAGGAATATACTTTATCATTCCACGAGAAATCTACTCTTAGAGCACACTTACAATCCTGGAGAGGTAAAGCATTTACAGATGCTGAAGCAGCAAACTTTGATATTACTAAGTTAGTAGGAGCAACTTGTATGCTTAACATTATCCACAAAGCTTCAGTGGATGGTACTAAGACTTATGCAAACATTGCAAGCATCTCACCTATTCCTAAAGGTCTTGCTTGCCCCGATCAAGTTAACCCAACTCGTATCTTATCTTACGATAACTGGAATCAAGAAGTGTTTATGTCATTGCCTGAATGGTTAGCTGATAAGATTAGTTCTACACCTGAATACAAGGCTAAGTTCTCAATGAATGCACCAATTGTATTAGATGTAGTAAATACGGAAACAGAAGAAGATTCATTACCATTTTAACCTATAACCAAACAACATCATGGAAACGATTAACCCATTAGTAAACACAATCAATAAGAATATCGGTAAGTCAGCATTAATGACTTATAAGCTAGGAATGGGAGAAGAAACTATTACTACCCGATTACTAGAAGTTACTGATTCATTATTATCAGTAGTTTGTACTCACCCCGAACCATTTTTAAACCCTTCAATCCTAGTTCAAGAATTTACAAAAAAAGAAGGTATAGTTATGGTTCCTAAGTTGGTGACTTCTAAGATTATTCCACTTAATAATATTTTAGGATTTAAGATTTTATGAAACTAAAAGAAAAGATATTAATTCCGAGAAGTAAGACTTACTCGGAGTTATTTCAAGAGGTAGCCAAGAGGCTAAACGAAAATGGGTCTTTACCCTACAGAGGTAGAGAGTATAACATAGGGATAGTTCAATCCCATGCTTATGGAAAGATTAAAGATGAGCAAGTAGAAACAATGTTAAAATCTATAGCAAATGAATGGTATGCCAATTAATGATGGTAAGTGGGAAGAACAACAAGAGATTCTTTCTAATGCTTACTGGGATCAAATCTTTGAGTTGCTTCAGTTCTTAATGAATGACATTCAACCTGATGATTTTTACCAACATAGTCCCGATGGAAATGTAAAGCAATATTTTAAATCTAAATATCAAGTAAGAATAAAATAACCCATGACAATGACAAACCAAGAAATACTTGAAAAACTAAAGGATGATGACCAATACTATGGTTCATTCGGCAGACAATTTATGTCTAATAGCGATATTGGAATTTTACTTAGTAACCCTAAGATGTTTGGTTATCCAACACAAAAGACTTTACCAATGTTACAAGGTAATTACTTTCATACCGCCTGCTTAGAGCCTTACAAGCTAAAGAACTTTAAGTTAGTAGATGCCTCCACTCGTACCACTAATCTTTACAAAGATGCTTGCAAAGCTACGGGTCAAGACTTTATGCTTTTAAAGAAAGAATCTGAAGAAGTAGATGCAATGGTAGTTGCACTAAGGGGCAACAAGACACTATCACCTTTAGTGTGGGATAATGGTGTTAAGTACGAAGTTCCTTTGTTAGGAGAAGTTAATGGAATGACTTTTAAAGGTAAAGCAGATATTATTAATGGTGACTTTATCTACGATCTTAAAACCACAAGTTCTATTGAGGAATTTAAGTATAGTGCTAAGAAGTATAACTATGATTCTCAAACGCATATCTACGAAACACTTACTGGCAAGCAGATGGCTTTTATAGTTATTGAGAAAGGCACAAATCGCTTAGGATTGTTTAAAGTATCAGATGACTTCAGAGAATCAGGATTTATGAAGGTTAACAAGGCAATAGAAGTTTATCAGAAGTTCTACGGAGATAATCCTACAGAAGATGTTAACCAATATTTTACCGAACAATATTTATTTTAAAAACCAATAACATGAAAACACAACACCAATTTCAAACTAATCAATTAGGAGTAACCTACTCACAATTTGGTGAAAACTTATACAACCAACTTCAACTTAACTACAAGAAGCTATATGGACAAGCGACAGAAACTAATACTATTGGAAAACGCAAAGCAAATTCAAAAACTAATTAATGAATATGAAGAACTTAAAGCTATTCCCAATTGCAATCCTTTTACTATTTTATCTCGTAACTATTTTGTACTTGAATACCCAGTCAACGAAGATGAACACGCAACCAGTCTTGGGATATGAGCCTTACAAGGCTTTCTCAATAGAAGTTGATCACGAAGAATGGCATGGTCAATTAGAACCAGGTAGATACACTAAATCAGGAATCTTAATTATCAAACAAAATGGAAACTAAATATTATCAAGGTAAATCAAAACAGAATCACGATGCAGCCGAGTTTATGGCTTTTGCAGGTGTAGTTGGATTAGGATTAACATTACTAATGTACTTTACTTACTTACTAATCTTTATAAATAATTAACATGGCTAAGGATAAACTAACATTAACAGGACAAAGCTACTGCAATGAGGTAAGTATATCAATTGAAGAAGATAGCACAATAGGAGAGGTATTAGATGCCTTTAAAGTAATTACAATGGGACTTACTTTTTCATCTGAACAATTTAATCAAGCAATAATCGATTTAGCACAAGAAATAGAAGAAAATGGCAAAGCAAATAACAATTAAATACTATCGTGATAATAAATCACTTGAGGTAGCAGAAATAGACTACAACGCATTAAACTATAAATCCTATTCTAAGGATGGTAAGTTGACTAGATTACTTGGTTCTAATGAGGACAGAATTGAAGCTTACCTTATGCGTAAAGGATGGTTAAAGATTAATGTTGCATCATTTAATAAGCTAAAGGAATCATTCTATGGAACGCAAGTATAAAGGTCATTTTATAGACCACGATCCTAAATGCCCTTATTGCTTGATAGATAATAAACTTGAACCAATCATTAGGTATTCAATGAATAGTGGCAATAAGTTTGCAATGGCTTGGACTTGTGAGCATTGTAATGAAAAGATAGAAGTCCAGTTTAATAAAGGTGGGTTCTACTCATTAAGGAAGAATCGGTATTACTATATATGTAAAAAAGATGGAAGAAAGCAAGCAAGAGGAGTATTATCAGATGGCTCTCAAGTGGGCTAATGATTACTTAGCTACCACATCTACAACTTTGGACTTTAAATGTTTTGATGGGCACATATTACACGATACCCATCACACTATTAATGTTTGGATTTATAGATTACAACACGCAAAGAATCGTGAGAAACACGCAGCTTTTATTAAGATAAAAAAGTTTAAAGATTTTATAACCTTACAAGAATGGAAACCAAGCAATTAGGATTAGGAGATTTTCTCCAAGAAGTATTAGGTAAGTTCCTATACTCTATCAAGGATCAAGAACTACTTGATTCACTTAATAAAACTAAGTTAACTGGTACTCAAGGATTAGACTTAATCTACCACATTGACAAGAAGATAAACATCCCAACATTACCACAAGTAAGTGCTCAAGCAATACTTGAAGAAGTAAACCTAAAAGAACATCTTTTTGAGAAGTTTTGGGAAGTTTATAATAAAAAGGTAGGCACTAAGGATTCAAAGACAAAGTTTATTAAGCTATCAATGAAAGAAATTGATAAAATATTTGAAACTTTGCCGTTCTACTTAAAATCAACACCCGATATTAAGTTTAGAAAGAACCCAACAACTTATTTAAATCAAAGAACTTGGGAAGATGAAGGGTATATGCCAAGAAAGATTGAAAGCTTGCAAACTGCAAGTGCATTTAAGTTTTAATAACAAAACATATTTAAAGGCATAGATTTAATAAATAAAAATTATTTTAAAGATATAGCTTTAAATAAACAATAATATTACATTTTTAAATGCGTCTATTCAAGTTATGAAATCAAACCAAACAATATCACTAACGGATTTAGATACAGAACAAGAACTCATAGCAGTTCTTTGTAACTATCCAACTTACACCAAAGAAGTACAAAAGATAATTAAACCTGATGTATTTCACTTTGAGTCTACACGCAACGTTTATTTGACTTGTGTTGAGTTATTTTCCGAGAAAGGTACATTCACCTTATCAGATGTAATACTAAGGCTTAAATCAAAGGGAAGTAAAGACTGGGCATCAGTAATGACTGCACAATCTACTAAGTCACCACTTAATGCAGGTGAGTTATTAATTTGGTTAGCCGAGTTAAAAGGTAAAAGAGATTTACTAATGTTATCTAAAGAGATAACTTCTGACTTAGTAAATGGTGTAGATTACTTTACCTTATTAGATAAGATTAATAATACTATAAGCAACGAAGTAGTAAAAGATAATACAGAGGAAGTAGTATCAATGAAAGATGCTTTATTATCAGCAGTTAATAATTTAGGTGATGTAATGACTAATGGTAGCCTATCAGGAGTACCTACAGGATACCCTAAGCTAGATGAGATTACAGGAGGTTGGTTAAAAGGTAATGTTATATTATTTGCTGCAAGACCAGGACAAGGAAAGACAATTACATTACTAGAACACGCAAGGTGTGCAGCAGAACTTAATTACAATGTCTTGTTTCTTTCTTTAGAGATGCCAGTAATGTCTTTAATATACCGAATGATTTCAGGACAATTAGATAATCCTACACCTTACTCTAAGATTAAGACAGGAAGGATAAGCATTGAGCAATTTACAAGTGTGCAATCAGAGGCCGTAACTAGATTAGAAAAGTTGCCAATAACTTGGTATGATGGTGCTAATAGAGATGTAAACTACCTATCTAGCATGATACAAAAGATAGTAAGAGAAAAGAATATTAAAATGGTTATGATTGACTACTTGCAACTAATGACAGATAGCACAATTAATGCTTCTAATGAGGTAGCAATGGTAGGAACTGTCGCTGATAAGATACAGTCTTTAGCAAAGAAACTTAATATACCTTTTGTATGTGCTGCACAACTTAACAGAGCATCCGAAGGTAGAAGTAGTCACAGACCCAAGCTTTCCGACCTACGATCATCAGGAAAGATAGAACAGATGGCATCAGTAGTAGTGGGCCTATACCGAGAAGATTATTATGCTTATGAGGAGGCAAGAGAAAACAATAATCCTAATGTAACATTTAACAATAAGCTAGAGTATATCTTCTTAAAGAACCGAGATGGTAATACTGCTACCCATGATATGTTTGTGGATGTAGCAACCTCAAGAATAAGTGAACAAGATATTTTTAACAGAAAGAATATTTTTTAAGATAGTAGATTTGATTTCATAATGTTTATGTAGAATACCCATTGACTTTGTTGGTGGGTATTTTTGTTTTAAAAGTAAAAAGGGAGCAATTGCCCCCCATTTACCGAAACCTAACCCAAACAAACATACATGAAAACGTATGCTACGAAGGTACTATAATTTCTTGCTTAAATCAAAGTAGTAGTCTGTGTGTGAGATTTCTCCACTAAATTTAGGAATAATCTCAATTGAATACCCGGAATAACAATCGCCAAAATTATGTTGCACCCAAGCAGATGGTGGAGCAAATGACATATAATTACGATAGTCAAACTTCTTGGTTCTTGAGTAGCCAATACGATGCAAATCACCTTTCTCTAAGTGAATAAAAGGACTATCTATTTCGTAGTGGTCAATGTAATCATTTATAAAAGATGTAGCCTTGTCATTTAACTCAAAAGGTAATCCTTTAAACATATACTGGGAGTCTTTACCATGAGTAAGAATATAAGTGTGCATACCATATTTAAAGTGCTCCATAAATCTTTCTAAGATGTAAAACTTAACAGATTCATCTCCGTAAGTTCTATTAAGAATCATTTGGATAGCCATATTAGCAATAGAAGCAAAAGAACCACTATGATTATCATTAGCTACATTTCTAACTAAAACTTCATTAGCAATACCTGCTTGAATGCAATTCTCAATTAGCATAAGTTTCCCTTCAACGAAACTTTTAAATGCTTCCTGGTTACTCATGTTCTGCTCAAGCTTGTGGCCTCCACGAGTAGTTAAACCATCCCATCCATCTAAGCCATCTCCTAAGTCATCTATAATAAGCAAATCAAATCTACCATTAGCGGTATATTCCTTGAGAATACTATTAAAAACTTTATCAAGGTTTGATTTAAAGACTTCTGCATTGTACTCGTAAGAGAATAAAGATTTGTTATTAGGATTAGGTTCTAAGCCAACGTGCATATCACTAAGTGTTGCCTTAATTGCTTTAGGAGTTGGAATATCAATTTTAGGTATTTCTCTAATCGTATCAGGATTATAACCTTCTACAATCTTTGCTATTTCATCAAAGTAATTAACCTCTTGCTTATCCCCTTTAACGTGTACAGAGATATGTTTAGATTTCAACCAATATGATGATACATTATCTAACGGAAATCCCATTGCAGTAGATTCAACATCTAAAGCTGCGTGATCCATCTTCTTTTCGTATCTGCTCATTGACTTCCTGATGTTTTCAGAACTATGTTCAGTACCTTCAGTTACTCTGCGAGAAGCCTCGTGTCTACTAACTCCTTCAGACCGGTGCATATTAATAGCATCAATCACTAATTCTTTCCATGTTTTCATCGAAATGGGTTTATAAACTTAAAGTAGAAATACAATAAGATAATTAAGCTTTCAAAGAATATTGTAATGATTGCCCAAGAAGGAATCACATTAGTTCTGATGAATATTTGACCTTTCTCTACACTTTTATTGACCAATGACTTGTATTTAGATTCATAAACAGATTGTATTGAATCAATGTTTACTGTGGCTTGAATACTACCCTTGTAAGACCTTATAATTACCTTGCCTTGTGGTATTACCAATTTGCTATAAAAGTTGCTTAGAATGCCCGAAGAATCGCAAGGATTGTCTATTACAAGTGTATCTATAACTGCCTTGTATCTTTCTACTATTCTTACATCTCTAATAGTATCGTGTGTCACAATTTCTTTAATATTTGTGACAACTTTAGTAGGTTTGCAAGATAAGGCTAAACATATCGGAATTATACCGAATAAGATTGTTAAGTTTTTCATGTTGTTTGTGATTAGTTGTTTAGGAGAAGTATAAGTCTGCCTCCTCTTGCCTTCTTTTGGTTAATCCTGCAAGAACCTTGCCTCCTCCCCTATTCCATTTAAGGAACTCGTTACGAATTGTAACGTCTTGAGGATTCTTGTTAAGCTTCTTGAGTAGGGTAGAGGTCTTTAATGCGTTAGAGCCACAATTATAAACAAAAGAGCATAAAGCATCAAACTGGTTCTGATTAATTGTATCTACGCAGTAAGAATCTACTGCTTTCTCAAAGGGAACTAAAAGAGCCATCAGTAGTTCTGTGGCTCGTTCCTTAGTGATTGGTGTATCTGTTAGCTTTACCTTAGTACCATTCTCGTAGTAGGTTGCACCATAACCGATAGTGCTTACCGAACTTGGGCATAAATAAGGTTTAGCTTTAAACCCTTCATACTTCTTAATTAACTCTAATCCCTTACTACTTATCTTTGTGATTTTCATTAGTAATGATACCAAGTTTGGTTCTTAACTCAACATTCTCTGCTCTTAATGTATGAACTTCAGTAGTCAATGCTTCAATCTTAACTTTTAACTCTGCAACCTCCTCTTTCATTTCCTTAGCAGTTACTTTCCACATCTCAATGATTTCTTTAGTGTTAGCTATTTCATTACTATCAACCTCTACATTCTCTCTTTTTCTGCCTACAAGCCAACCAAATACACCAGTAATACCTGAAATAATGGTTGGAAAGATTACATTCTCAAAATCAAAATTCATTATCCTTCAGCAGTTAAAGGTGGAACAACTGTTTCATCTACTAATGCCTCTGCAACTATTTCTTCTGTAGATTGATAATCAACCTCTGTAGGTGTAGCCAACTTTTCTTTAGTTTGAAGTTGTGCTTGCTCATCAACCATATAAACAGGAGAGTCATCAATAGTTACATTTTCTGCTTTAACAATATACTTTAAGATAAGGTCATCATTCACACCCCACTTAGAAATGATTTCTTCAGGGATAGTCAAGTTCTTTGCGTACATCATTTGACCATCAAAGGTCTTATACTCAATGAAACAGTTTTGAGTTGTCCCATAAAGAACATAAAACAAACGAACGTGCAAACGTGTTGCTAACGTCCCGAATGCTTCAATTGGATTAATACGAATGATGTATTCCATATCTTATAATTCTATATCTTCTTCTAATTCTACTTTAAAATCTACTCCTGTAACCCAATCCTTTAAGAAGGTATAAACTTCTAATTCTTCAGGGTTTGTAATCACAATAGGTGTATAATCAAATTCTTTATCAGCTAATTCTTTTGCTGCTTTATTTAACTTAGGTAAGTTCTCTTGAGTATAAGCATAATTGCCATCTTCTTCAATAATAACCTTACCCTTCTTCTCTCCTTCAGTAACAACCATTGCGTACTCTAATCTCAAAGCATCTCTCAACTCGGTGTACTCATCTAAATAAGTTTGTAATTTCTCACGAATCTTATTCAATTTGATTTGACCTTTAGTTTCCTTGTTGTAAATGTTAGCAGCACAATAAGCAGCAACCATATACAAGTCTTTGTACGTTTTCTTCATTTTGATTTGTTTGTTTATTAGTTTTCTATAAGAATCAACCATATATTATAATGATTACAAGACAAATATAAACTATTTATTTTGTAATTAACAAGGGATTAGGTTTCCAAATCCATCAGCCATTACTATTATACCAAAAGGAGCAGCACCAGTTACATAAGCACCAACAGGACAAGAGTTACCAGTTTGTAGTCTATATCTTACTGTCTTAGCAGTATTGAATATGTTGTAATTAAACGTACCCTCTGATTGAACGTATATTCTTGCGTTATTAAGTGAAGTAGAACTTTGAGCAGGTAGAGTAAATACTTGACTTGTAAATACATCACTACGACCTGGTTCTTTATAAGTATTTTCAAATAATAATTGACCAGTAAACTGATTTGAAGTAGTTGAGGAAACAGAAATTTGAACTTCAACTCTACTAACAATATTCCTACTTAAATCTCTTGAATCTACTGTACTTCCGTTGTATCTAAGGGCAAAACTAAAGTTACTACTACTTGTGCCTAAGAAAGAAGCAATAAATGCTATATAAGTAAATGAGTAATCACCAGGATTAATAGTAGTCTTGTTAAAGATTATACTATCAATAGGATCAAATCCCCAATCAGTAGTATTAGGCAACAAGGCACTACCAAACAAGTTGATAAATATACCATTAGTGAAGTTACACTTAATGTTAATTGAATTAGGTGCAGCAGATTGATTAGCAATCCTAATAGAAATGTTGTGGTTTAAATAATCATTATCTTGAGCATAAATACCAAAATAATTTACATCCAAGAATGTAGATGAATACATTTCCCGATCAGGGTTTGCAGATAAGATTGATAATGCAATAGGTAAAGGGGCAGCAATAGTTACACTAGCAGAACCACTAGCAACATTACCACCACCACCTGATACACTAGCAGTATTGTTATAAGTACCTGAATTGTTAGCTTGGACAGTAATTACAAAGTAATACGTTTGTCCTGCTACTAAAACATTATTGGTATAAGCATTAGCGGTTTGACCACTAATAAAAGTATTCCATCCTGAAGGATTAACAACCTCACAAGAGATAATAGTAAAGTTAGAATCTATTGTATCTGTAATGTTTACCGTTGCTCCTGTAGTGTTGTTATTAGAAACAGTAACTGCTATTTGCCAATTAAATTGTTGTCCAATACTTATTGGGCCACTACCTACACGACCTTTGTTTAAAGAGAATACAGGTGGATTACAAACGCAAGAACCATTGCTATTAGCAATAGCTTGACCATTAGCATCTAACCAGTTATTACAATCTTGTGTAGCTAAGTTATCTGCATCAGCTTGAGAAGTACAAGATGTCCTTGTAAATTCAGGAGAAGTAACATTAACAAAAGTTCCTACACAACCTGGTGCACAATCATTCTTTTGAATACTTCTTGTTACTGTTCTAGTAGAAGAAAATAAAGTAGCATTGATTGTTATTGTGTTAGAATAGAATATACCACTTGTGCCTCCACCTGTAACATTAGCTTGATTGTAATAAGCCCCTGCAGCACAATTTATTATCTTAGCTACAATAATTACATCGTTATAAGCACTATTAGCAGGAATAGAGTCACTTCTTGTGGCAGTTAAGGTTTGATTAACTACGTTTACAGACCATCCTGGAGCATTCCAAGTAACAATCTGCATATTAGCAGGTAAAGTGTCTGTAAAGGTCACTAAAGCACCTGTTGTAGGAGCATTACCAATATTAGCTATGGTAATACGCATATCAAAGTTGGTATTAACCGTAGTGGAGGCAACAGAACTCTTAACAACCTGAAAGAAAGGAGTGAATTGTGATTGTGTATGATTATACCCATACCATTCAGATACCGAACAAGGTACTACTCCATTAGGTTTATAAGTGCTATAAACATTTAATGGAACGTAAACACCAAGTTCGGCATCTTTAATATCCAATATAGCACCATCGGCACGTTGAATTTCGATACCAATTTGGTTGAATGATAAATCACCACTTAGAGGTAATGCCATTATCCTAATTTAGTTTCTAAATAAGTTACTCTTTTCTTTAGAGTTTGTAATTCAGTTTCGTGAACTTTAAATCCTTCAATTAAAAGTGGAGTAAGTTGGTTATAAGCAACACCCTTAATACCATTGCTTCCTGTTTGAACTGCATAAGACATTACCTTTTCAACTTCTTGAGCAATAACACCATATTGGTAAGAGTCATCTGATTTCCATTGGTAAGAATATCCGTTAAGTGAAATTAACTTTTCAGCAGGATTCTCAATTAGTTGTAGGTTCTTTTTTAAAGTTAAATCAGAGTTAGCAGTAATGTTTCCTGTTGCGTAGATAGTCCCATTAACATAAAGTCTATATCCTGGATCGGATGTGGTACCCATTAAAGTATTGCCATTATTTTTGACAAGAATTGAGTAAGCTGCACCATTATAAACTCCAAATCCAGTAGCAGATGTACTAGAAGTTCTTATTAATAATCCATTACCATTTCCATTAGTATTATAAATTCTTGCAGCCCAATCTTCAGTACTTGTAACTACATCTAATCTATGCTCTGGTGCAGTAGTATTTATCCCAACAAAACCCCCACTCGCAATCCGCATACGTTCAACATCACTTGTCCAAAATGTTAATGGTGTATATCCTGTACCACCTGTGCCATCATAAGATGTACCAATAATTCCTAAACTTCCCGAATGTTGAATATGTGTAAAATTTGCATTTCCTTGAGCATATAAATTAAATCCTTGATATGATGCTGTTCCATTTGATTTAACATTTAAACGCCCATATTGCGGTGTTGTAGTTCCTATTGAAACTACGCCTTCACTTGTAATCCGCATACGTTCGTTTAATGTAACTGCATTACCACCAGTACCACTTACTGCATTGTAAAAAACGTGTGTACCTGTCCCATCAATAGAATATTGACCTGCAGTACCAGTATTTAAATATGTCCATGATCCTGCAGCATTAAAATAAGCATTTTGAGTTAAAAATATTGATTGGTTTGTTGAATATGTAATTAAGGAACCATTTACTAAATTAATTCCCTTAAAGTTTGAATACCATGTAGGTGGTGTTACATTAATTCCGACATTATTTGAATCTGCAAAAATTATACTATTACCTACTGCACTACTTGAAGTCCATTTAGGAATATAATTAGTAGTACCAGTACCAGTTACAGGATTAGTTAATACTGATTGATATTGAGGTATGTTTAAAGTATTGGCACTAAAAGTTGATGCACCTGATGTTCCAGTTGTAGTTAATGTAATTGTAGATTGTTTGCTATTAAAGGTATTCCAATCTGTGCTACTTAAAAATCCATTAGTAGTTGTATTAGCTTGTTTAACTTGAACACTTAATCCACTACCTATAATAGCATTTGTTCCACCTGTAATTGTAAGGACAGAACTTGTAGTTTCTGTAAAATTACCAAAGGTTAAAGAACTCTGCTTATTATTAAATGTTGTCCAATCAGTAGAACTTAAATATCCATTAGTTGAAGCACCTGCCTGGATCATTTGAATACTCAAGTTGCCAATAGTCTTTCCTGTAGTTCCATCGGGGAACATAAACACATTACTATTAACCTCCGTAAAGTTACCAATTGTCAAAGCATTCTGCTTACTATTAAAGGTATTCCAATCAGTTGAAGATAAGAATCCGTTAGTAGTAGTGTTTGCTTGTGTAATTGATATTGCATTAGAAGTAATACTTAAAGGTGCTGATGCACTTACAATTCTATTTGTATAAGCCGTATTCCAATTTGTAGCACTTGCAATGTAAGCATCAACTAAATCTGTGTTTAAATGTAATTCATCTAACAAAGTAACACCTCCTGTTATAGATGCTGCATTACCACTACCACTTGTTTTAACAACAGTTAATGCTTCTCCATTACCACCTTTAGTAATTGATGCAGCAACACCACTACCACTAACATGATTAACTACTAAATCTGCAGCCGTTAAACTATGAGTACCTAAATTAACATTTGTCGTTGCACCAGTATAAGGCACATAAACAGATAAGTTAGGTGCGTAGTTAGGAATATTTAAGGTATTACCAACAAAAGTTGAAGCACCCGAAGTGCCACTTGTTGTTAATGTAATTGTGCCTTGTTTATTGTTAAAAGTGTTCCAATCTGCAGAAGAAAGAAAACCATTTGTGGATGTACTAGCTTGTGTTATTTGAAAGCTATTAGTCCCACTATTATAACTTATTGGTGCAGTTCCTGAAGGCTTAGCAGATAAGTCAGTATATAATCCTGAAGTAGCAACAGTAGATAAAGCAGGTTTACCTGTTAAATCAGCATAAGCACCACTTGTAGCAACCGTAGCTAATTGTGGAGCAGTACCAAAGTTTAATTCATTTATATAGGTTTTACCTGCAAACTTAGAATCATAAGTAGTATCAACAGTAGCTCCATTAAAGTACAAACGATTAGAAGTTTGGACAATCTGTGAGTAAGCTGAAGTACCTGCAGGGCCAGTAGCAATAATCATATTCATCACCACGTTATTAATATCGGGTGAATCAGGGTAAACACGAACATTACGAGTATAAGATGGATTCCATGCAGTTCCATTAATACGAATCCAAACATAAAAGTCAGTCATCGCAGTAACCGTAACATCTAAGTCAGGATCATCAGTTTGAAAACTACTTGGAGTAGCCGAAGGAAATGTACTTGCTAATGTATAACCATAGTCAATGTTTCCTGCCGTAGGCATTGGTACAAATCCCGTTGAGGTAAATTCAGCAAATACTCTTAATGTTTTAATTGCCATGTCTAATCTTCTTTTTGCCCTATTGGACTAATCCAACAATCTTGTGTGTAAACCTTTGTAAAGTAAGCCAAATTTACGTTATCTGTTCCACTACTACAACACAAATGTTTCTCTAATGTAGGCCAAGCATCTACGATACCTGTAGCAGTATGTAGAGTAGTCCAAACAATACTTCCTGGTGCAGTACCTTCAGCATTTAAAGAGTATTTAAAGGTTAGTGTAGTTCCTACTCTAGTAATCTGTAACCACACCCCTTGTTTAACTCCAATTGTAGCAGTTGCTACCGTATCTGTAATACTATTAGTAGTATCACGTTCATAGACTTTAATCGTGTTGTCACCATGCACCATAATGCCGATATAAGCCACGTTTGCGTTAGCTTGGATGCGTAGCATCATTCCTGCTTTTGCGTTCGCTGTAGAGCCTGCAAAGGTGTTTAAATAGCCTCTTAACTCGAACTCTGTAAGTGTTTCAGACCAACCATATACATAACCTGTATCTGCTGTTCCTGAAAAAGACCCGCTTCCATATATTTCAATGGAAGATCGGGTTATGTATTTAAAGTATCCTATTTCTCTTGGCATATCTGTTAAGGTTTAAAATCATCCATAAAGAAGGCAACGAATCTGTCGAATAATGTACCTGATTCTCCTGCTTCTCCTAAGTCAGTTCCTACACCGTTACGATTTTTTTTTTTAGAAGAAACCGTAGTTTGATAAATGATGTTTCCTTCAGTATCGTAGATAACTTGGTTTAGTGTTCCAGTTATCTCATTGGAAGTGAGTTCCATCAACACTACTTCAGCAGTATTATCCCTCTCATTCATCTTCATTGACAATGGGAAGAACTTCTTATCTGCTAAAGCACCTTGCATAGGGAAAGTATATATACTTCCAAACTCTAATCCCTTACCAATCAATGTACCTGTAAAGATATTTCTATAGTCAGAGTATTGATTAAGAATATTACGAGCAGACAACTCTTGCAACTCATAAACATCTTCTTCAGACCTTTCATACCACTCCTTAGTCTTAGTATTGATTCCCGTTAGTAGATTGGATATATCCTCAATATTGCTTCCTTGTAATGGAGGTATCTGCTTAGAATCACCATTGTACACCGTTACCATTTCAGGAACAATAGAGGTGTTCTTGATATTAGTAATTGTTGTTACTTGATTAGATTTAGTTGTTTCAATAATGTTAACAATAAAATCGTTATAAGCAGTTATGTAATCATAAAAAGCAAAGAACTCACCGTAATCCTCAAGTTCTAATGCAGAGTGTAATCTAATCTTTAATATACCTGTAGCAGGAGGATTTAAGTCCGTAACAAACAATGTTGGGTAATAACCTCCTGTGTTATAAGTTCTTGTTGTACTCCATGTTTCAGCAAATATATCGTAGTAATGACTAACAGTATTTGTTTCTATAAGTATCTCTACTTTTTGATTACCCGTAATACTACTAGAACTAAATGAAAACTTATCAGTTGGTATTAATGCACCATAAGAATATTCTACATAGTCAGTATTAGCACCTGCATCACTATAAACAACAATGCCATAATTGTCTAATCGTGGATCGTAATAAGATTCAGTCTTAACACTACCCACTTTAGTATAAAATTCATAAGTAGCTTCATTACCAGTTCTTACAACATTAAATGCTAATAGGTTATCTGTAAAGTCAGCTTCTAATATTCTAGGAGTTGTGTTAAAAAGATTGTAGCAAGAAAAGTTTATATCTAAGTTCTTGTAAGACTTGTAGAATTGATAATCTAATGCAACCTCTTTGTAAAATCTTCTAATCTTTCTTTTAGGTTCTGCTACAATTAAGAAGTCAGTTCCATGCACAAGAGTTTTAACTGTACCTGTACCAGGTGAAGCTAAAGTACCATCAGCATTATAAACTTGAGTTCCGTTAAGAGAAAAAGCTAAGTCTTTAATCTTAACAAACCACCATTGGCCTCTATTCTGATAAAGAACTGCATTAAATAAGTAGCAGATAGACTTTATAATATCTATCGTTGATAACTGAATACCATTCTTATCTCTATAAACATTTATATAAGTAATAGCTTGAACAAGTGGATTTAATAACTTGTCAAAACCATTAGCCCAAACATTAGCTAATATGTTAGTCTTATAGCCAAATCCTACCCCTCTAAAGGCAGATAATACTATTTCTAATAAACTCCTTCGACCAAACAATTTACGTCCCGCAGAATCGTTTAATTGCATTGTCTTTAAAGTACCTAAGCCATCAATAGTTTTAAACTCAATAGCAGGGTAACGCAAGAATATATCTTCTTCGCATAATTCAGGAGAAACAAATCCACTCCAAAATAAAGCTTCATCTCTGTAGTATTCTAAGTAGAAATCTTTCTCATCCTCACTAATAAGTGAATCCATATTAATTACACCACCAAGAACTTTAAAGCTTAGTGATGAACCCTTAATTGGGTAGAAAATGTCATCATCTACAGTAGGGTAATCAATTTCAACTGGAGTTACTTGTCCATAAGGAATATCGTAAATAGTAGCATTATATCCTTTTTTAAGAATTAATACCTTGCATTTAGTTGTGAGTAAGGTTGCAAATGGTTTACAAGTTGCATCAAACTCAAATCTATAAATAGTTCCGTATCCTATCATTATCTACCTGTTACTCTAAGTGTTGTTTCGAATGATTTGTTTATGCTATATCCAGTTTGTGTCGCAGTAATTGATCCTGTAAGGTCAACTAATAATCTCATAGTTTGTGTAGGGAATGAACCACCACCATAACTATAATTACTACCTGATGCTCTTTGGCTCATTGTTGCACCACCTGTTGTAGGTGCACCTTGAGATTTAGCTTTACCCATTGCACTAGCAGTACCTTTTAATAAACCTCCTACTGCAATCATTGCCAAACCTCCTGCTAATCCTGCTGCAACACCAAATGGGGTAAACATACTTGTTATAAATGCTTGTACCGCAAGCATTGCCTTAGATGCAGCAACAACTCCAACACCAATCTTAATAAACATATCTCCTAAAGCACCTAATATTCCTGCACCAAAACTTTTGATTGCATCCCCTGCACTTCCTCCTTGTCCAATAGAAATAAACATATCAGCAAATGAACCTGATAATGATTCAGTAAATGATTTAGATGCTGCATTAACAGTATTATACATTGTTAACCAAGCATTTTGTTGTGCTAATGTAGCATCTTGAATAAGTTTTAATTCTGTTGCTAAACCTGCACTTAATTGACCAAGCCTTTCATCTGATATAAGTACATTTTTTAATCTATCTGCATCAGTAGGCAATGGCTTTATTAAACTAAGTAGCATATTTTGCTTTTCCGCCTCAACCTCTGCCGATAATTGTGCAACTTTTAATAAGTATGACCTTGTAATGTTAGTAGTATCAATTCCATAACGCATAAACTCACGTTGTTGCTTTTGGAATGAATCTTGTAAATCTGCTAACTTCTTTTTGTTACCATCTAAGCCAATATTATTTATTTCAGTTACCGCATTAGCACTCATCTGCATGAGTTTCTTTAGATGCTCACCATAGGCTTTAGTTTGGAAATCTGTACCTGCAATAACCTCTACCTTTTCTGCTTTCTTTGTGCCTCCTTCTTTTTTACTAGGAGTTGCGTTTAATCCAGTTAATGGTTGTTCTTCTACTTTTGGGGCTTCTAGTTTAGGTTGAGCATTATCAATCTTAGTAAACTTACCAATCAAAAACTCTAATGCTGCACCTACATATTTAATACTTTTTAAATATTCATAAGCACTACTAATTAAATTAGAAAAGAAATCAATAACAGGTTTGCCATCATTAAGAACAAATATAAAAGCCTTAGATAAATCTTGAAAAGAGTTAACAAGAAATATAATGACATTTTTAAGTAATCCAAAAGTAAATTTAAGTGCCTCAACAGTTAATCTTAAAGTTTCAGCTACATCTTTATTAGAATTTAAAGCACCTTTTATTTCAGCAAAAAACCCAATTGCACCTTCAGCAACATCGTTTAAATTAAATGCTTTAGCAATAGAATCTCCAACATCGCCCATTGCAAATGAAATGCTTTCTGCAAGCTTATTATAAGCACCTTGTAATGTTTGAGATTGCTTATCTGCCATTCCAAAGAATCTACCTCCCTCACTTGTTGCAGCAATAAAAGCATCCCCTACCTCTTTAACAGATATTTGACCATCGTGCATTCTTTGAGTAAGAACTGCCATCGAAAGACCAGTCTTATCTGAAATAGCTTGTAATGGATTAAAGCCTGCGTTAATCATTTGCCGAGCCTCTTGACCCATTAAACGACCTGAAGCATTTACTTGACCAAATGCTAAGGCTAAACGATTAAATTTATCAGCATTACCTGCAGAAACATCACCTAACATTTTAGTGATAGGAACTACTTGCTCTGCCGTTAAACCATATTGAAGAAGTATTTGTGCACCCTTAGTTATATCTAAGAATTGCATTGGTGACTTTAATGCTTGGTCTTTTAATTGTGCAAGCATCTCACTTGCAGTTTCTGCTGATCCCGTAAAGACCTCAAAGGCAACTGAAGTTTGTTCTAATTGAGCAGCAGTAGATAATGCACTTTTAACAAAAGCAAATAACCCTGCAGTAATACCTGCAGTAGTTAAGGCTATCCCCATACCACGAAAAGCAGAAGATATTTGCTTAGAAGCATTGTCCATGCTCCCACCAATCATATTCCCACTTTTTTGTGTAGAGTTCGCAAGTTGCGATAGTTGGCTACCTAATTGATTTAGCTTATTTTTTGCATCCTCAACATCAGCACCAACCCTGATAAAAAACTCATTAGTTTCTGCCATTACTTAATCGTATTAACCCAATTTATAACTTCTTCATCCGAAAGATACTCTTTTTCTTTTGTTTTTTCTATACGTTTAGTTATCTTGTCTGTCCACAACGGTATTAGGTCTTTTGGCTTAGGTACTTTATCGCCACCCATAGAAGCTAGGGATGCCCACATTAAATTTCTTATTCCATCCCACTCCTCTGCCTTTCTAAGTTCAAAGCCATATTCATAGTCAAGAAATTCACCTAGTGTCATTCTTTTCCATTCGTATGGCTTTAATCCAGTTCTATAAATTCTTTTGAGGACACTTCCCCACTTAATTACCTCTTTTTTTTTGTGTTAACTTGCCCTAAAGGTTGATCCATTTCACTTGGCATTAAATCCTTGCTTAACCATTCAACAATAACAGGTATTGTAGCAGTCATAAGCCACTTAGTTGCAATCATTTTAGATGACTTTAACTTACCTAATAACTCCTCTGCTTTCTCATCTTCTCCGTTACAAAATAGCCAATATATATGGCCACTAAGTAGCATATCACGAGTAATATCCATCATCTTAGAAGGATTACTTTCGTGTTCGCTAATGTTAATTAAGTCATCAAAGTTTCCACCTAACTCCTTAACATACACATCATTGATGCAACCTAATGAAAAATCAAGATTAATTTTTTTGTTTTCGTATGTGATAGTACGCATTGTATTTGTTGGTTTGTGTTAAACAAAAAGGGTAAGGATTAAATCCCTACCCCAAATGTAATCAAAAATTCTGAATTGCAAGTATTAAGCTGCAGTAGTCTTAACTAATTCGCCTGTACCTCTTAAAGTTACATCTACTGTTGCAATCTCCATGTCACCACCTTGAACTGGCTTAGACTCAACGTATGCTGTACCAGTCAATACTGTTGCTGCCGAAGCTGCAGTCTTGAAAGATACTGTTAATACTGATTGATTTAACCAAGCAGTCAATAACTCATCATAAGTATAAACTGTAGTATCAGCATCATTGTAATCCAATTGGATTGTAGCTGATAAACCCCAAGACTTACGTCCAGGAATTGCAGTTTCCCATGCACCACTATCTTTGCTAGAAGTTTCAATCATTGTAGTTGAAAGTTCAATGTCGCAAGAAGTTTCAAATGCTATCTTTTTTGTTCCTACAAATATGCGTAGGTCTGTTCCATTAACTAATGCC